TGGCTTAGACGGTGCCCAATTGGCAGCGTTGTTCATCTCTGTCATAAGAGAGATTGCAGTTAAAGCGGGGCCAGAGATAACGTTCGTAAAAGTGTGGATAATTCCATTCACATTTAGAACCAAAGTCTCACCACTAACTAAAGAGAAAGGGCCAGAAACCGTCCCCTCGATTGAAGCGTGTGCGTCTTTGATTGAACCTTCAGAAACAAGGACTTTAATAAAGTTCTCATCTTCTCCGAAGTTTTTAGACTTAAGAGCAAATTTCGCATGGCCAGCTTCGTTTTTTAACTCAGCTTCAGCTTTGGTTGATTTGTTAGTCTTGAAAACTACGATTCTACTTGCACCATTCGGGATTCGAGAATCCTTAGAAGGGTTTGCAATTAGTTCGATAGCGTCTGCGATAGGTCCAGACTTGTACCGTGCCTTAGCAGCTTGAATGCCTCCACCAGTTAAGATGTCAAGAACTCCCGGCTCTCCACCCAACGCTTCTCCTACGATGGCAACTGTGCCTGTAGCAGCGAGAGGGAAACCAGTAAGGTTCTCAACAACAATTTTGGAATAAGCACCGGGCTTGATAAGACTCTTGCCGTTGTGTGTTCTTTTGATTGCCATAGAGTTGTCTCCTTAAAAATCAGTAAAAATTTCGTCCCATTTTTCAAAAGTAGCCAAACTAACATTCTTTGCTTTTGGATATGTCTGCATTGCCGCATGAAGCGTTTTGGGAATGTTCTTCATCTTCGCATAGACGTTGAATGGGATTCCTGAAACTTCAACCTTTTCCTTCGGAAGCAGGTCATCTATGCACTTTAGCTTTTGAGCTTCGGGCATCTTTGAACTACGGATGGTCTGAATCTTCGCTTCAATCGGGTCTACCAAAACATCATCTTCAAACTTTTTCTTAGACATTATTCATTCCTTTGTCTGATATCACATGCAGTTAAGCCGAATGTATCAGTCACTCTTTCGGCAGATACATCGGTTTCATCACAGGTCGGCATTGGATTCCCATGAATATCGTTCTCAACCTTCGGACCCATGTGGATTCCTTGGATAGAGTCGATAATAGGAACAGCACCAGAATCAACTGCGCAATAACTTGAGCATGAGAAATTGACGAACCTGCTAAACATATTTTCTGGGAGATACTCGTTCAACCGAGATATGTCCGTTGCTCTGAATGTTGAAAGCTGAAGTCCACGAGCTTCTAATTGAGGCTTGTAGGCGTTCAGGATATAAACCACGATGTAGTAAAGATACTTCGCCAAATCAGGCGTATTGATAACGTGAATGCCAATATGAACGTTGTCGAGGATTGGCGAGTAGGTCACGTTTTTTCTTCCAATCAATTCGCTCTCTGCGTTAAGAACATCAACCGTCCCCATGTGGTCATTAAGGCCAGTACGCTCCATCATCTCTGAACCGTCGAGTAGTTGTATTGAAAGACATGGTCTTGTTTGGTCAATGAGCGAGAAGTGTTGAACGATAGGGCATTCGTAGGTGTTCAGGTAATTCCAGATTTGTTCAATCTTCGCCTGACCATATTTAGAAGCGAGCCACGATTTTCCAAGATGCCCAAATACGAGCTTCGAGTTATTGATGTCTGCGAGATACCAAGCTAGACCTTGTTCGAGAACAGTTTCAAGCAAGAAATCAACTGGCAAAACGCCGTAGGTTAGTTCTTCAGAGTTATCTTCAGGAGGATACTGTAACATTTAAACTCCCATCACATTTCGAGCTATAACGCCCATTTCTCTTTCAACGTATGACTCAACTTCCTGTAGGAGGTTTGCGGCCTCTAGGCCCGGATGAATCCACGATGAAGGGTCTGACTTCGTACTCATTCTTCGGAATGTCATCAAAGTACCACCACCTCTCTGCTTGCCAGATGCAGATGTACCGCTACTTGCCGTTTGATATCGAGACAGTCCTTCAAGATATGGGTGTGGAGCAGAACCTTTTGGAAGTGTCTTAACAGCTTTTCCACCATTGGTTACTACCTTCCCGGTAGCCGTTCGAATCATCTTATCTAAGCCGAAGTCTTTAACCGTCTGTCTAAGATGCGTTTTGAGGTCTGGTGAACTAATTGCAGCGGCCTTTCCAGTATAATTAAAGCGAGGAGAATTTGAAGTAGAATGTCTAAAAGGTATAGTGACATAGGTTGACCCATCCTTGCCTACTTTGGCTTTTTTACCGCCAAGCCATCCGGGCCTAGCTGTTTTCATGTCGAAAGGCCCTTTCCCAAACTCTAGGTCGTTCGGAAATTGACCAACTAAAGTTATCTCATAGCTGTCTCCCGATGCGCTCCTCTTAGGAACGAACGAGCCAGCGGCCTGAAGACCTTTGATATATTCTTCTCGTGAAGAGTTCAAACGTGATTGAGCAAGACGAATCCACTCACCTTGAGCGGCTTTGGCCAACTCTCCGACCTGAAGTCTAAGTGTCGTCTGTATGCCCGCAGACAAAGCGTCAACGTTTACTCCAAGTGATTCAAGTTCGGCTTTTAAACTTATATTCATTTTTCTATGTTGCTCCCCGACCCTTTAGAGATGTAGTCAAGGCGCATAACCGCTTGTTGTGGTAGCTGAACAGGAACTTTGTTTTGAAGTTTGAACGAGCGATAGTAATAACGATTATCATGAAGCAATTCAAGAATTCTAAAAGTAGGATTCACCGGATAGCTAATCGAGTAGAGCTTGCTTGGACCCGGACGATGCGCAGACAACCACTTTACTTTTTGGTCCTCTACCTCGTAGTCCGTTCCTTTTTCATACTTAACGCCTGTAGCATCAACAAGATAGTAAGGAATATCTTCAGTAGGAAAAGGGCGATAACGAAGCTTATCATTTTCGCCAACACCACGCTTAATAAGTTGGTTAAAAACTGAACCAAAGTCGAGAACTTCAACTTTGTAAAAGTAGTAAAGCTTAACATGCGGTTTCACCGTTATTTGAGCATCTTTTAAATCAAAAATGCCGGGTACTTCGAATTGCTTTGTTAGCTTGAGTGAAGTTATGAGTGCCCACTCTTCAACCGCTTTGTCGTGCAAATCAACCACTCCATCATCATTACAAATTGGACATCCGAGCTGATGATTCGTGTCGTGAAGAGATGTTCTGTTTGGACAAAGTACCGCAGGAGTGATTCTAACGAATGAGCCTTGGTCTTCAATAGCGTTGTCGAACTCTGCCGTGTTGAAATCAACACGCCCGGGTTTTGAATTTTCTCGCTTGGGTCTTACGTTTGCCGAAGCAGGGCTAATCTCATGAGGCATTACATCACCGCCATGCTGAGATTAATTCCATAATAGTCTTTCAATCTTTGAAGACGTTCTTTGATTTCTTTATTGTACTGAAGAATTCTTGCACCATAACCTGCGTTGGTCGCAGAAGATGTTGTTGAAATAGATTGTGACAATCCATCAATGCCAATTGACTTAGATGCAATACCCGCACCTGCAATCAAATCACCTGCAATGTTTAGAGGCCCCATTGCTGCCTTCATTCCTATGAGTTCCTTAATGTTTAACGGACATTTGCCCGGTAAAAATCCTGCCTTGTAAACAACCTTCCAAACCATAGGCAGATTGTCTTGACCTGAATAAAACAGAGGTAAGTAGTTTCCACCCTGCCCCAACAGAATTGACGAGATACTTCCTTGAGTAGGTATCAAGCGAGTCTGAGAGGATGTTGAGTCAATCCGAAACCAAGCAGAGTCAAACTTTAGGGCATTCGTTGAGAGAGGGAATTGTATGGAAATCTCGCTTACCTCTGTTGCAGGAAACCAATTCAATCTTAAAAAATTGTAATTGGCATAATCGTTTAAATAATAATCTCTATGTTCTGTGATTTCTTTGTTGACGAGAATTACTCCGGGTAACTCTGTCTCCATCCACTCCATTGCTGAACGGATGTAGAATTCAAACATTGATTCAGGGTATGGATTCCCATGGTCGTCTGTCATATCGACACCAAAAAGAAAATTTTCTTTGAGTTCTTGAACACTGATTGCGAGCGCATCTGCGGTATTATCTGGACGTTGGTTAAGTGCTTCCATGTTTTTCCTTCTGTTAGGCCAACTTTGGAAGACTAATAGGCGAGGTCTATTGTACTCTTCCTAGTGGCCTCAAATTCTGCACAACATGAGTCGTGGAATTTTAATTGCATCTTCTCTGCTTCTTCGGATGTGATATTGAAAAAGAACTTCGCCTTTCCCGGCTTAAGCTTCTCAACTCTCGCTATCTTATGGCCCCCACCCTCTTTAGTTTGAAGGTAGGTCGCCAACAAGTAATTTACTGTGAAGAACATTAAGCAAGCTCCACCACTTGAGCAGTTCCAGAGATGGCCATGTGAGTCCACTCAGGATTCTTCTCGGTGTTGATAAGATGAACAGTCTTCGCAAGTAGCTTCACATCAGTGTTGTTTGCGATGATGTTCGCTCCACCGATTGCGATATAGCAATCAGTATCACAAGTGACCAAGTATGTTACTTCGTGTTTGAGAACATACTTGCCAAGTACAAGGGCTTCAGGCTTTACAGAGCGACCGTTTTTAGAAGCCAAACGTAAAGGAGCAGCGATAATTTTTTTTGCCGACTGGCCGAGGTCATGTTCTTCCAATTCGGGACGAGCAACTTTTAATGACTTATCCATAATTATTTATTCCGTTTGAAACGTGGTTGTTCTTTTTTTAAAGGAATTTTTGATTCCTCAATAATCTCTTCAATCTCTTCTTCTGTTTTTTTAGATTGAGCCAAAACAGATATAAATCCAACCGCCTCAAGTGAAGCAGCAACTTCTTCTGTGACCTCAACAACGCCTTCTGCATCAACTGTTATTTTCCCGCTGATGAGTGCCAGAGTACGGCCAGCGTGTGCTTTAGATACCAACTTCATTTCAATCTCCTTTCAAACGAATAAAGGGAGGGCGAACCCTCCCCTTAATAATCAATTACGCTACTGGTGCGCCAAGACGAGTGATGTTCTTGATGATTACGAAACCACGAGGACGGAACACGATTGGAGTGTTGTAGTAAAGCTGCATCCAACGGATAGAGCTTGCTACTGTCGCAAGTGGAAACTTAAGCATCGGAGAAAGCTCACGAAGAGTCATAACAGTTTCATCCATTTGACCGATGTAAGCGATACCTGCGCCCGGAAGGTCTTCGTTACCATCAAGGATGATAGTCGTAGAACCCGAAGCAGGGATTTCTTTAATAAGGAATTTCTTACCGCTCAACTGACCTTTACGAGTTCTGTAAATTCTGAAGCCTGAAGCAAGGTCGTTACCAGAAACCGCTCCACGAGCGATTGTGATTTTAACTTCCTGACCTTCAGTTACAACAGCAGAAGCGTCGCCCGCTATTGCAGCAGATTCACCGCTCTTAGATAGAGCAGTAACTTCAAAAGCGTATTCAGCAGCTTCATCAGCTTTGAATCCACGAGAAGCTGTCTTAGCTTGAGCTTCGATAACTACAGAAGCAGGAGAAGAAGGAGCAAGAGCGTTGTCTGCGCTTGCAGGAGCAATTTGGTCAATGCGAAGGAAAACGTCTGGACGAAGTTGAACCAGACCGCCGCCAACACGAACTTTATCAACAACGAAACCAACAGAAGCGTCAGTGTTCATTGGGATAGAGTAACGACCTTTTTCATAGAAAGACTTGCTTAAATCTGAGTGAGCAGAGTTAGGCAGGTAACAATGAGTAGGGTACATGTAGTTATTCATAAGGATTTCAGAAGCACTCTCAAAAACACCTTCAGTCAAAGGACCACGAAGGTCGATGATGTTTTTGTCACCAGATGGAGCAATACCATCTGTAAGAGAAGAATCTTGGAAACCATCAAGAAGTTGCTTCTTCAAACCGTCGAACGATTGAGAAACAACAGATGAGTCACCGTTGAAAAGAGAATCTTCCATCCGTTGAAGCATCCAACGTGCGCCGTTCTTTGTTTCAAGAGCAACAACGTTTCCGTGAGCAGGTTTAACAAGAAGCATTGGGTGAGAGATTTCACGAGTTGTACCCATGAACTTCACGAATGCTGCCTTACGCTGGTAAGAAGCATCTTCAGTTCTAGGCAGGCCGCCTTCAGAAATAAAGAATCCACCTTTACCACCGTAGCTGTTAAGAACGTTATATTCTTCAACAG